TTTGTATGATTCTACCGATAAACGAGTTTATATCCATCTAGATTCCTCAGCATTAGGAGACACATTAGCTTGGTTCCCTTATGTAGATGAATTTAGAAAAAAACATAATTGTAAAGTAATATGTTCCACATTCCACAACGAATGGTTTGAATCAGAATACCCAGAAATTGAATTTATTACCCCAGGTACTAAAGCCGATGATATATATGCTATGTACAGTATAGGTTGGCATTATAATGAAGATAGAACAGTTAATGAAAATAGAATTCCAATTGAATTTAAAAAACATCCTTTAGGACAATCATCATCTTCCATTTTAGGTTTAGATTATAATGAAATTAAACCTCGAGTTGTAATACCTAATAAAGGACAACAAATCGATGGAAAATATGTTTGTATAGCCCCACATGCTTCAGCACACGCTAAATACTGGAATCATCCAGGAGGGTGGCAAACCGTAATTAATTACTTAAAGGAACAAGGATACAAGGTAGTAATGATTACCCATGAACGTTTAGGTGATGAATGGCATGATTCTAAATTAGGAGGAACATTAACTGGAGTAATTGATAAAACTGGAGATTATCCTATTGAAGATAGAATGGTAGATTTAAAATATGCTTCTGGATTTATAGGATTAGGAAGTGGTTTAAGTTGGTTATCATGGGCTGTAGGTACACCTACAATACTAATCTCAGGATTTAGTTTACCATATAGTGAGTTTTTAAGTTGTGAGCGCGTATTTAATTACGATGAAAATGTTTGTACTGGATGTTTTAACAGAGAATGGCTAAATCCAGGTGATTGGGAGTGGTGCCCTGACCATAAAGATACAACAAGGCAGTTTGAATGTACTAAAACAATAAAACCTACAAAAGTAATCGAATCAATTAATAAAATACTTAACCTTTAAAAAAATAAAATATATTTATCATGGACAACCAGTTTCTTACACCCGAAGAATTACTAGAAATTAAAAATTTAGATAATTCACGAAATGAATTAGTTAATAAATTTGGAATAATAGAGTTTGATATTCAAACTTTAGAACTCCAAAAAGACAAACTAACAGAACAGTTACAACAAATTAATAAATCCTCAGAAGAATTAGGAATTATGTTACAGAAAAAATATGGGGACGGAAACGTTAACATTGAAACAGGTGAGTTCGTAAAAAAATAGATTTTGAACTTTTTTAACATATTTATAACAAAACATAAATTCTACACAAAATGGCAGAAACATTAATATCTCCTGGAGTATTAGCAAGAGAAAATGATCAATCATTTATCACTCAAGGCCCTATCACAGTTGGGGCTGCTATTATTGGTCCTACAGTAAAAGGCCCAGTCGAAGTTCCAACAGTTGTTACATCATACAGCAGCTACGTAAACAGATTTGGTGCGGTTTTAGAAAGTGGTAGTGATACTTATACTTACTTTACTTCTATTGCAGCTTATAATTATTTCCTAAATGGTGGGGAATCACTATTAGTTGCACGTACAGTCTCAGGTTCATATACTTCAGCAACTTCAACAGCTATTCAAAATAGTAACGAAAGTGGAGTATTAGATACAGCATCTGATGCTTTATTAACTTCAATTACAGTAAACCCAACAGATTGTGATGATGCAACTTATACAGCAGTAGATTTGACTGGAGGTACAGGTACTGGAGCACAAGCAACAGTAGTATGTTCGGGCAATACTATTACAAGTATTACAGTAACAACTGCAGGTACAGGATATGTTGTAGGAGATGCATTAACAATTGCTGCTTTAGATTTAGGAGTCGCTTCATCAGCAGCAACCATTCTTTTAGATGCAGGTGATATTGTGAATAATATTTCATTTACCTTAAAAACAATTTCTGAAGGTGTTATAATGAATAGCTCAAGTTCATTAGATGCTTCAGGTTCATTGGCTTCAGGTAGTTCAGATAATATTAGATTTGCAATTTCAAATCCATCTACAGCAAATGGTACTTTTGATTTACTTATTAGACAAGGTAATGATAATACAAACGATCAGATTGTATTAGAAACTTGGACAGGTTTATCATTAGACCCAATGGCTGATAATTTTATCACTAAAGTAATTGGTAACCAAGTTGAAAGTTACAACTCAGTAACTAATCAAATTGCAGTAACAGGTGAATATTTTAATAGATCAAGATACGTAACAGTTTCAGCAGTAAATCAACCAACTCCAAATTATTTTGATAACAATGGAATCGCAAAACCAGCTTTTGCAACTTATCTTCCATTAGCACAAGGTGGTTCATTTACAGGTGCTGTAGGTGATAATACGGTAGGTCCAGTTGCAAGTCCTGCTGTTAATTTTTATGATGCTATAAATTCAGCAAATACACAAGGTTTAGAAGGTGGTAACTATACTAACATGATTAGCTTATTAGCTAACCAAGATGAATACCAATACAATATATTAATGACTCCTGGTTTATATGATGCTGATTATACAGCTCAATGTACTCAGTTAATTAATAATACTCAAGGTAGAGGAGATAATTTATTAGTATTAGATTTAGTTAAATATGGTAAATTAGTTGCTGACGCAACTTCTCAAGCATCATCACGTAATACTTCGTATGCTGCTTCATATTGGCCATGGGTAATGATAATTGATCCTGACACGGGTAAAAACGTTTGGGTACCAGCATCTACCGTAATGGCAGGTGTGTTTGCTTATAACGATACAGTATCAGAACCATGGTTTGCACCAGCAGGTATAAACAGAGGTGGTTTAGGTCAAGTTATTAGAGCTGAGCAAAAATTAACACAAGCTAATAGAGATACTTTATACTCAGCTAAAGTTAATCCAATTGCAACATTCCCAGGAACAGGAACAGTAGTATATGGACAAAAAACACTACAAACTAGAGCAAGTGCTTTAGATAGAGTAAATGTTCGTAGATTATTGATTCAACTTAAATCATATATTTCTCAAGTAGGACAAAATTTAGTATTTGAACAAAATACTATTGCTACTAGAAATGCATTTTTAAGTCAAGTAAATCCTTACTTAGAATCAGTTCAACAAAGACAAGGTTTATATGCATTTAAAGTAATTATGGATGATTCAAATAACACACCAGATGTTATTGATAGAAACCAAATGATTGGTCAAATCTACATCCAACCTACTAAAACTGCAGAATTTATTTACCTAGATTTCAACATTTTACCAACTGGAGCAACTTTCCCAGCGTAAAAATTTAAAAAGTAAATATTTATAATAAAGCAATAAATAAAAAATAAAATGGCAGTATTAGATCCCAACGAAATATTTTTCACAGCGTTTGAACCAAAACAATCCAATCGCTTCATCATGTATATTGATGGTATTCCCTCATATGAAATTAAAGGGGTAGGTGGTGTTAACGTAGCACAATCAAGTGTAGCTTTAAATCACATTAACGTTCAACGTTTTGTAAAAGGCAAAACTACTTGGGGACCAATTTCATTTACATTATTTGATCCAATTACTCCTTCAGGTGCTCAAGCTACTATCGAATGGCTTCGTTTACACCATGAATCAGTAACAGGTAGAGATGGTTATAGTGATTTCTATAAGAAAGACTTAACATTTAACGTATTAGGTCCTGTAGGTGATATCGTTTCTGAATGGATTATCAAAGGTGCAATGATTACTTCAATTAACTGGGGTGATTATAACTGGGATGATGACGGAACAGCAGTTAACATTGCCATGGAAGTACAACCAGATTATTGTGTATTGAACTTCTAATAAGAAATACAAATATTTTAAAGGAGAGCTTGGCTATGTCAAGCTCTTTTTTTATGTTGATATGTATTAACAAAACAAAGTTATTAACAAATAAAAATTATGACCGAATTTAAGTTTCCAAGTGAAATGGTTGATTTACCTTCTAAAGGTTTATTATACCCTGAAGGATCCACTTTAGCTTCTGGTAGTATTGAAATGAAATACATGACCGCAAAAGAAGAAGATATCCTCACAAATCAAAATTATATACGTAAAGGCGTTGTAATTGATAAACTCCTCCAATCATTAATTATTAGTGATATAAATTACGAAGATCTTCTAATAGGGGATAAAGATGCTATTTTAATTGCTTCTCGTATTTTAGGATATGGTAAAGAATATAAATTTTTGTTTTCTGGAGAAGAAATTGAGGTAGATTTAACTACTTTAAAAGAAAAACCTTTAGATGAATCTTTAATTCTTAAACCACGTAAAAATGAGTTTGAATATACACTACCTCATTCAGGTAATAAAATTACTTTTAAACTTTTATCCCAAAAAGATGATACTAACATTGATAAAGAGATTGAAGGTTATAAAAAAATAAGTAAAGAAGAAAATAAAGAATTAACTACACGACTTAAATTTATGATCCTTTCAGTTAATGGAGATAGTGAAAGATCAACAATAAATAATTTTGTAGATACAGCATTTTTAGCTCGTGATTCCAAATCTTTTAGAGACTATTACAACAAAATTAATCCAGGGATTGATACAAAAATCAAATATGAATTTTTAGAGGGGATAGAGGAGGACCTCGATATTCCGATTAATATGAACTTTTTTTGGCCTGACGCATGATTACAGATTTAATCTGTTTAGACAAATCCATGAAATAATATTCCATGGTAATGGAGGTTATGATTATGATACCATTTATAACATGCCTATATGGTTAAGGAATTTAACATTTAAAATGATCCATGAACATTATGAATCATTAAATAAAAAAGAAAAACCTGAAGACACTTGGGTTAAAGGTTCTGCTAGAGAAATAGCAAAAGAAAATAACAAAATTCAAGTACCAACATATGTTACAAGGGCATCAAAAAAATGATGCCCTTTCATATTTATTAACATATAATATACTTCTATGGCTAATGATCAGCAATATAATGATGCTATAAAACGCATAAAACAACTAAATGAAGAAATAAAGCGTTTAGGTGGGGATGGTTTTGCTAATTTAGATAAATTAACTAAAGCATTTGATGGAAATCTAAAATCAGCCAATGCTCAAGTTCGACTCATGAACAATGAGGTTCAGGAATTAACAAATATATATGACAGCTTTACAGAGTCTCTTAATGATTCATATCAAGAATTAACAGGTACCTCAGG